TTTCGCAATTGCTTTGCGTTTACTCTACCTTGATTTAGCCTGTGCATCATAGACCAATATTTTTCAGCATTCATTATTCATTCCTCCTGAGTTTGAATGTTTCTTCACCTTTCAAATGTAAGAAAGGATTTACCATTTGCAGGTAATCTGCAAGCCAATTTCTGATGCACTTCTTACAAACAAATCCAATATCAGTCCTACACCCTTTGGCTAGACTAATACCAAAGGTTTCTTTACAAACTGCACATCTATTCTTATACAATTTCATTTCCTATTCCTCCTTTCCATATTTCTATGATATCTTTCCCATGTCATTCCTTCTTCTTCACGAAGCCAAGCCCAGATTTTCTTGAGCCATTTCACTACTCTTCCTCCTTTATCTGTGCCTCGATACATTCACGACACCACTTGTTTCCCAACATAATGTATTTATCACAAGTCTCACATTTTACTGTGACTACACCACCCAATTAACTCATCTCCTTTGCTAATCTAGCGGCTTCTCTAATTGCTTCTCTAGCACTAGCAGTAATGCTTGCGGCTAAATCTACATCAGCCCACCCAAATCCTTGATAGGCAATTATTCCATAGAAAGAAGCCATTAGTCTCTTTACTGCCAATTGGTTGTTATTCCATTTAGCATATTCATCTGGAAACATCTTCATGTTCTTCTTGTATTCCTGTCTTAGAGTTTTGAGTTCTAGGACTGAACGTGGTAGTAATCCCAATTTATCTGTCTTGAAGTATCTCATGTCTTCTTCTACCACCGGAGAGAAATCCTTCGGAGTCTTTAGATTGACTGCCAATTCAGTAGGTTCCTTTGAAACAGACTCCCAAGATATATTTCTAGAAATTATCATGCTCGGATATAGACCCGCAAAATCGAATGCGGCAACATTAGAATGTAGTCCATTTGTCTCTTCACTTAGAGGGTCATACACCATAGCCCCATCGTATGACTTTCTTTCCCCTTTACGCCCTGTTGGTGCTTTCCAATGAGCGTGTCGCATGAAGTATATACTTCCCATATTACTAGCGTAGAAACAAGCGTCAAAGGGTGCTTTAAGCAATCGTTGAAGTGCTAAGACAGATTCAGAAGTATGGTTAGTCTCATCTATCTCAACGAGCAATTGAACATCTATGTTAGCATACTCAACATAGGTTTCTGTGTCTTCCAACCAACCTCTCTCAAAGAATTCATTCTTATCTGGGAATTTCTCACTTACCAATTTCTTCTTACCTAGAACGGTTTCTGCAATATAGTCCAATGCCATTGACGGTAGCGTTCCCCTTTGAGCATCATTCCATTGTCTCTCAAACGCCAAGTCTAGTGGTACGCATATTCTACCCTTGATTGGTTGAGCAATTGGAGAGTAATTCTCTACACGATTAGTTTTCACTTCTATTGCACTAGCATTTATGCTCCATTTGACACCATCAACTTCCATCACAGGAGATAACAATCTAGGGTCTAGGTCATTTGCATGTAGTCTCTCAATTAACTTAGGTAAGTCGAACTTCCAACCAAACCAAGAGATTAGCATATCAGGGTCTTTCTCAAACAACAATATCAAGAACTTCTCTAGTGTGGTCTTCTCTGTCTCATCAGAATCAGGTTGCCATGTCAAAGTGTAATACTCATCATCATAGTTGTCGTAAACAACAATAGCGGTAATAGCACCATCATGCTCACCACCTTGCATCCACTCCATATCCCAATACCACTTACGCAAGTTATACTCAGGAATAGTATCTAGCATATCGACAGCATATCTGTAATGGTACTGGACATCTGCTTCATATGTTCTATCTCCTCTGTTGTGAAAGTAAGACTTTACCTTCTTGGTGTATTTACTATGACAAGGAGACCATGTGACTTTGACTAGTTCCTTTCCTTCAAGACTCTTGAAGTTCCCTTGTTCATAAGACAGGTCCATACGGAAAGCAGTGGTGTTACGGTTTTCGTATTTTTCTTTGATATATACAGTCTCACCATCTAGTTTAACTAGCCTTGAATCCTTCTCGACAAAGAAGTGTGGCTTGAAGTCATTGAAGGAGATAATCTCCTCCTCTCTCTCACCACCTTCTCTCCAACGAAGAAGTATGCCCTTTTCCGTATTTGTTATTATCATTTATTTCACCTTGCTAAGTATGGTGCTTTTACTAGTATTCTACCTAATCCTTCCCACACTACAGGAGACTCATCCCTCAGATGAATCCTAACAGGAGTATTGGCTCTGAAGAACTTGTGAAACTGTCCCGTCACTTCTACAGTGCTTGACTCACCTTTGACATCAGTAAAACCAACAGATGTCTCTATTCTATCTGTAGGGCTTCTCTCACTGCTTATCATGAAAGTATTGTCTTCAACATTGACATCAAAGCGATACCTAGCATTGTTGAGTACATCACATCTCTTTACCGCATCAGTTAGATTATCTGATGTAGTTATGATGGATGTCTCAAACTGGACTTTGCTAAACCTTGGGTTATCCTCATCAATCTCGTATCCCTGTATTCTAGCAATCATAGATGCATTGGGATGGGAGACGACTAGTGGTAGAGATGCAGTGCTACTGTCATCTGAAACCTTGATGTAACTGCCAATATCTAATGTGACAGTATCACTGAATGTCTTCAGATACTTCAAGGTCTTATCAATCTCAATAGTCACTAATGGTCTCTCATCACCTTCTGCCTCTATGATAGGAATCCTGATGCTACAGATAGTAGTCATATCAGCATTGTACGCTGTCAGGGTATTGTCATCATGTAATTCAAGCATTGCATAATTAGACAGTTGGCTGTTCTTTGCTGTGTCACCATTATGGTACTTTCCTTTCATTTGAATGTCCTCTAGGACATTACACATTGCCTTGGTGTTCATTTTTATTTTCATATTTATTCCTCATTCAAAGTTCACCTGCTTTAATCTCAGGGAAACCGTTCCAATCTACCTTGCCATCTTCGATAGTCAAGACCTTCAATCTCTTACCAATCATCTCAGGCTTCCTAGCACTTGCCTCCACCATAGCAGTGAAGGTTGCACCATTCTTCCTGATGTCTCTAGATGTTCTAACAGTCGAAGTGAAGATGTCCTCAGTGCTTGAATGCCAGTTAGCCTCTACACCTATTGGGTTTGGATTACCTGCATACTTGTCTTTGGAATGCGCTATCACAATTCTATGACAAGGCATCTCTAGTATCTGCTTGTGCAGGAAGTTCTTGTAGGGAGTGTTTCTATCTCCCCAAACGTAAGGTGCTGCCTTCATCACTGTATCAGCATCAAGTCCATGCTTGTTTCTCATGTATGTCTCACAGACATCCGTTAGAAGTTTATCAGCACCGTCAACTATGACAGCCTTCAACTTTCCTTCTTCAAGATACTCTAGTGCCATCTGATAGAAAGCCCTAGCATTGTTCATCGTTTCATCGAAGTCTACTAGACTTCCATCTTCTCTGACAATAGGATTGTACACTACAAGGTTCTCTACGTTACCATAGTGGTTTCTCTTTACGTCTATTGCTCTGTTATCAAAGTCAAACACTAGAACTTTCATGTCGTTCTTGATGTCTTCTTCTGTGAGTAAGTCCAATGCTATTGCGGATTTGGCAGACTTGGGTTCTCCCCAAATGCCAAGACATAGGAAAGACTTGTTGTTCTCCTGTGTCTCCTTAATCCGCTTGAGCATGGCCTCCTTTCGGAGAGCATACTTGCCCTTCTCAGATTCTTTCGTCTTTACTGCTTTTGTTTTATCGTTGTTTGTCCAACTCATATTTATCACCATTCTTATAATTATCAGGGTTGAATGTAATCCCTTTCCATTTCATTAGTATTTCATTTACGTCATCAAGTCTTAGTTTCAGTCTTACTTCCTTAGATTCAAAGTGAAACTTCATCCAATAGTGACTTGTCTCAGGATTGTACTTCCAAGTTAGGAAGTCTACGTTATCCATAGGAAAAGCGAAACTCCTCCCATGAATAACGAGACCCCCGTTGGAATCAGTAATCATACTGTATTCCATTATGAACACCTCAGTCAAAGAACCAGTCTTCGTTCTCTTCGACTACGGCTATCTGCTCAGGACTTCCTCCCCTGTTGTCCAAGACGTATATCCCTGAAACGTTGATGCTTGTAGGGTTATCAGCAGATTGTGATGTTCTACCTACTACTATTATCGTAGAGCCTATACCGAAGTCAATCTGTATGTTCTCAGGAATCCAGCAGGTTGTACCACTGAACCCATCTCCGTCCCAATCAATCTCGGTGTTGAAATCATCAAGATTGACGATTCTGTTACCATTTGCAGTTGGGTTCATGTTGATGCTTGTCACACTACCATCAGTAATGACGAACCTATCAGAGTAAGGCTTCGACATTGCATTCGAGTGATACCTGTCAATCTCAACCAAGTGACATGTATTATTGCCACAATACTCTGCTAGTGTGTCTTCTATCTTTATCTGAGATACATCTCTGTATGACTCAGAATCAGTTGGTAGGTCACTGTTGTAAACCAACGAGGTTAGCGTAGTGTCTGTTCCACCACTTATTGCACCTGCTCTGAACGAGTTTGGTATGCAACTGAAGTGAACAAACTCAAACGTCTTTGGCTCAAACATGACACAGGACTCTCCTTTGTAGGAAAAGTCCCACTTGCCCATCTGTCCATCCACTTCACCAATGAACACACCACTTCTTCGGTATTCCTCCTTTGGTAATGGCTTGCCATAGTTCTTGTTCCAGTCACCTTCTCTTGTATCTAGTGGAACAATATACTTCCCACTATCAACCTCTACGTTGTTCTCAGGTAGTTTGCTCATGTGCTTGACTACCTCTTCACCACTTCTCATCATTCTTGCTTCGTATCCATCACCATCTTCCATGAAAATAGCAACTCTTCCCAAATTGTATGTCATGTCACTGTCACGAATATACTCGTTTGTCATTCTGTCACGGTTCATTGCACCCATGTCTCTTGCTTCATTCATTGAGATGAAGAAACCAAATGCAGACTTGAATAGACCACCATCATTGCTGGTCTGTTGTTGTGAGCCTTGTCGCTTCATAGCGGCTCGGCTGTTAACATAGAATGCCTTCCAAAGACCCCTTGCTAGTTGGGGTTCTTCTTCAACATTGACGCTGTTCTTGGAGCATATCTCCTCGAACTTCGCCATAGCATCCTCTAGGCTCATGCCTAGTATTTCTGCGGCTTTTTCAATATCATTTCTTATTTCATCATTCATTTTCATTTTCCTCCTTTGTTTTCATTCTCTTTCTTTCGTGTCTTATTTCCACTAATCCTTCTGTCAGCATGACTACGCC